ATGGTGGTGATGATGGTTTAACAACACACCTACCAGCAAAGGATTTGGAAGCTACTTTCGCAAAATTCGGAATGTTATTGAAGGCTGAGGTGTCCAAAGAAGGTGAACCTGTACCATTCTTGGGTAGAATTTATTTGGATCCTTGGACAAGTGCAGAAAGCATTATTGACGTGAAGAGACAAATGTCTAAGTTACATGTATCTGTGTCACCAATTGCTGTACCAGACAGAGTTGTTGTTAGTAGAAAGGTTATTGGATACAAAACGACAGATTTGGATACACCTGTTATTAAACAGTGGTGTGCAGCAATGGAGAGAATATTTCCTCAGGCCACGATCGAAGAAATAGAGAAGTATTCTCATGATTCTAGAGAGGATGTGACTTATTGGTCGACGTTTGAGGCACCATTTTGTAAATTGCAACGCATTGATTTAGCAACATCTATCATTGCTGAGCAATTAGGGGTTCGTGTGGAAGATGTCAATAATTATATTGAGAAGTTAGATACAGTCTTTAAACTTGACGACTTAATAGGCATGGATGAAATGTTGGAAGTGAAAGAAAAGTTCGAGATCACTGCAGAAGTAGACGGAGTCATAGTTGAAGGAAGCAAACCCGATCACCATGAACAGATCGCTGCGAATGAGACTAAGGCTAGTAAGCAGATGGAAAAAGTGATCAAGAAAACGAAGAAGATGAGATTGCCCAACGAAGTCAGGTTCGCTGATCCCCCGAAAGGCGAAGCAACCACGAAAGAGAAGAAGGCTGCACCATTGAGAAATGTTTGCAGATTTGATAAAGAGAAGAAACCTTGTCCCTATGGTAAGAAGTGCAAATTCTATCATGCACCCGTATCTAAGGATAGGGTTCCAGCTGAAAGCACATCCAAATAAATACCAATATAAACATTCTACACCTTAGTGGCTAGGTGTTCATATTGTCAAGATCAGAAATGAACAAACAACAAAAAGTTAAACAAATGAACACACCACCTAAGAGTGCTGTTAAGAAAGCAAAGAGTACAGTTGTTACTGTGCCAGCCGCCATAGGCAATAAAATTGTTAAAACCTAAAGCTAATGTGAATCCATTGAAGGATGGTATACGCGTTAATAATATGGAGTACATTGCCGAGTTGAATGGATCTGTTAACTTTGTAGCTAACAGTTTCACCATTCAACCTGGGAATGGAGCTGTATTTCCATGGTTGTCTAATTTAGCAACTATGTACGAGAGTTATACCTTTGAAAAGTTGATGTTTCACTTTAAAACCGAGAAGTCATCTTCAGCAGGTGGAACAGTATTAATGGCTGTCGATTATGATGCTAGCGATGCTGGACCACTTAATAAACAACAGTTGATGACTTATAAGGGAGCTGTTAGGACTCAACCGTGGGCCAACGTATCATTGGTATGCCCTGCTTCTGACACACAGAAAATCAAACAACGTTATGTCAATTTTGGTGTAATACCTAGTAACACTGACCAGAAATTGTATAATGTTGGTAATCTGTATGTTTGTACACAGGGTTGTGCTGATACTACGGTGTTGGGTGAGTTGTATGTTGAGTATACTGTCGTATTTAGAACACCTCAATACGACGCAAATGCTTGGGCGTCAGCTGGTAGCAACTTGTCTACGGGCACAACTGGTATCACAGCAGCAAGAGTTTTAGGCACAGCGCCAGCGCTGAATACTTTAGCTTCTGGTTTAGCCATAACTTATGACACTAACACTGGGGCCATAGGTTTTGGATCAACTGGAACATATTTAGTAGTGTTACAAACTACAGTAGGAGCAGCCACTACGGGTACATTGGGTCTCACATTAACGGGAGGCTCAACCGCAACTTCTCCTAATACAGTCAGTTCAGCCGCGTCAACCATAAGCACTTTTACTGTTAAGATATTGAATGTAGGAGACACACTTACTTGCAGCGGTTTTACTTACACCACACCAACTGCTGCTAGTTTGCGTATTGCTTCTTACCCATACGGTATGTAATTGCTTTATGCATGTAAGCTGCATCGTTTTATGTTAAGGTTCGACAGCCATGCTGTCGAGATGACTAATTTCACAGCATTGGTCATGCTGAACACTTTTCATTTAACAAAATGCCGCGTACTTGTCCATATTGTCAATTCATTAGCGTTGATCGAACAGCACATAAAATCCATTTGCGTCTCAGTCATCCCACGCTGATTGGCCATTGTTTAGAGCAATCTATCAAAGGCCAGGGGGCAGAGTTGCATGTCACTAATAGTGGTAATTTTTCTATTATCGCGATTGATGGTCATGTTTATAATGTCAAGCCGGATGTAAGGGATATGATTGTTGCTTTGTGCACTAACACCGACGCTAAGGAGTAGAATAGTGCAACTACTGAAAGGTGTTGCAAGCGACATGTCGAACATTTGATATGAATCGCGAGTCTTGTTTCAACAAGGCGGTCAGTGAGGGCCTTTGGGGGGCCCTCACTGACCGCCT